ATGACCGTGACCATAGCAAAAGGCGGCCCGCTCGCGGTGCCGCTCGATGACCTAAAATCCTATCTGAAGATTGGTCTCGACGACCAGGATGAGGCGTTGACCGATCTGATCCATAGTGTGCACGACGCGGTCGAACGCTTCCTCGGTCAGCTCGTCGTGGCACGGACGATCGACGAAGTACTCACCGCGCGAACGGCATGGCAGAAGCTCGCGATACGACCGGTACGGAGCATCACGGCCATTGTAGGCATTCCGGCCGACGATCCCGAGTTTGCGCTGCCGGTCGATGCCTATGCCATCGATATCGATGGCAGCGGGACCGGCTGGCTGCGGATTTCAACGCCCGGCCTCGCCGGACGGGTTCGCGTGACCTACTCAGCAGGCATGGTGGAGGATGCATCCGATGTTCCGGATGCGATCCAGCATGCGATCATCCGGTTTGCTGGCGAATTGCATGCCTCGCGCGAGGGGCTGGAACCCGAGCTGCCGGCGTCAGTCGTTGCTTTGTTACGGCCATGGCGTCGGCTCGCGCTGGCATGAGCGTTGGAGGAGAAATCCGATGTCCGGCGAACTAGCAGTGCGCGGCGCGATGCTGTCGGCGCTTCGCAGTGACGCAACATTGCCAACGCTCGTCAATCAAATGAGTGACGGCGTACCCGAAAAGGCGAGCGCGCCCTGGCTCATGCTTGGTGAAAGCACGGCCAGTGGCTGGGGCGCGCAGGGAGTCGAGGGGCTGAGCCTGCGCCAGTCTTTGCTGCTGGTTCTGCGCGGCGATGATCTCGCAAGGGTGACGGCCATCATCGAGCGCATCGACGCCGCGCTCGCAGCCACTGAGCCGGACCTTGGCGACTGGCGGATCACCAGCCTGCGGTTCGAGCGTTCGCGCATCCTGCGCAGCCGGACGGAATGGCGCGTGACGGCGGACTATGCCGTGCGGGCGGCCAGGGTGCTCTGAGTCCGGCTGTACGCGGCTCTGAAACTTCGTTTTGAAAGGACATCTGGTCATGGCAGTCGAGAAAGGCAGCGCGTTCCTCCTGAAGATCGGCGATGGTGGGGAGCCTGCAACCTACGCCACGGTCGCCGGTCTGCGGGCCACGCAAGTCTCCGTCAATGGCGAGGCGGTCAACATCACAAGCAAGGATTCCGGTGGTTGGCGGCAGCTGTTGCCAGGTGCCGGCGTGCGATCGGTCAGCGTTTCGGGCGGCGGTGTCTTCACTGGCTCCGCAGCCGAGGTGCGATTGCGCAATCACGCTCTGGCAGGGGCGATCGATGACTATGAACTCAGCTTCGAAAGCGGCGAAAAGCTGCGCGGCAAATTCCTCGTGACGCGGCTGGATTATGCGGGGGGTTATAATGGCGAGCGCACCTACACGCTCAGCCTCGAAAGCTCGGGCATGGTGAGCGCGCTATGAGTGTCGTGGCCAATACCGCACGCGGCGAGGTGCCATTCCGCATTCACGGGCAGGAATTGGTCGTCCGGCCGAGCTTCGCCGCGCTGGTCGCTGCCGAGAGCGAGATCGGGCCGTTGCTCGCTCTCGCGGGACGGGCGGGGCAGGGCGATGTCCGATTGGCGGAGATCGAAGCGCTGATCTGGCACTGTCTTGTCGATCGCCCGGCGGAGCTGGACCGGTCGCACCTGGGTGAGGCGCTACTGGAGCAAGGTTTGGCGAATACCGTGCCGGTTCTGAGGACTGTTCTGAGGCAGATTTTGGCCGGCGGGGGATAAGGGGCGTGGAGAGCTTTGCGGTGGCTGCGCGGCGCCTTTGTGGTCAGGCGGGGCTCCTGCTCGGTTGGCGGCCCGAAGAGTTCTTGCGGAGCACGCCCGATGAAATCGGTGACGCATTGCGCGCGCTGCATGGTCAGTGCGGCGTTCCCGAAACGCCACTCGATCGCGCGATGTTCGCGCGTCTGATGGAGATCTATCCTGATGGAACAAGAACTGGATCGACTACTGAGTCCGATGCAAACGGAGTTTTCCAGACTGCAGGCCGACACGGGGGATCTGCGTAGCGAGCTCGATGCTCTCGCCGTCGGTGCGGACCGGGCCTGCCGTGTCATCGAGGGCGCACTGCTTCGGGTCGTGCGGACAGGAAAGTTCGGCTTCGAGGATCTCGGCAAGCTGGCGCTTTCGGTCATGGCGCAGATCGCTCAAGCGGCGGTGCGAAACGGCATCGAAGCTATCTTTCATGGCACAGGCAAAGGCCAGGATGGGGGAAGTGCCCTGGCCGGGCTGGCCACCTCGCTCCTGTCCGACCTGCTCGGAGCGCCGGGGCGGGCGACGGGCGGCCCTGTGTCCCCCGGCCGAGCCTATCTGGTCGGCGAGCGCGGACCGGAAATCTTCTTGCCAACGAACAGCGGGCGGATCCTGACGGGGGTGGGAGAGCATGGAGGATCGCGAGACGTTCGGGTTTCGATACATATCAATGGCAGCGGCCAGGATGCGCCTCGCACGCTCGCTCGCAGCGCTCGGCAGGTTGCGCGTGTTGTTCGGGGTGCTTTGGCGGAATAGGAATCCCTGAACGGGACGGCCGATGTCAGGAATTACTGGCAAAACGTGGTTAATGGGATAAAAATACCACTGCCGGAGGTCGCACTTCGACGGCGTCGGGGTTGGCTCCGGAATTGGAAAAAGCCAATTGGAGTGGGACCATGAGAAAAACAGTGTTGATGGGAGCCGCTGCTTTCGTCGCGCTCGGCGTAGCTAGTCAGGCCGGAGCCGCTACGGGCTTCAGCTTCGAGAATCTCGGCGGCGCGGAATATGATACGATCGGCTTCAACATCGTTGGTGATGCCGTGTTCACGGGCGACACCGATGACGGCAGCGGCACGGATGATGTGACGTTCGAAATCTGGGATGACGGTACGCAACTCTTCTCGACATCTTTCGCGGGCGTGATCGGCGTCGAAAACACGTTTCATTTCGATGAGTGGTTTCCCGGCTTGATCAAGCAGGGAGCGGCGGGCGTCGGCCTCTATCTCTACGACAATGGCGCGCTCGTGCTGTCGATCGGCAACTATAACCCGCCGCATCTCCCCGATCCGGGCGCGATCCCGGAGCCGGCGACCTGGGCAATGCTCGTGAGTGGTTTTGCCTTGGCGGGTGCGGCCATGCGTACGCGCCGTCAGCGGGTGAATTTCGCCTGATCCGGGGGAAGCTCCGCAAAGGGTAAGCAACGCGCTTTCCTCTCGAGCAAGATTGGGGCGGGCCTGCAAATGGCTCGCCCCAATTAGTTTCAGATTGCCGGGTACTCGACGCGCAAGCCGAACGAACTTGCGGCTAGGGCAACGCCGCCGAAGCGCCGTGCGCGGCGCGCGCTCGAGTTCACGTCCGTGCCGAGCACCGCCAGCGCGCCATCCGCGAGCGCCGCAAAGTTACTTACCCTCCAGGGTGCAAGGCGCTGTGGAAGCGCTGCAGCAAGCCCGGCCGCAGCATGTCGGGCGGGTCGTCGTGCGCCTGATGTTGTGCGGCACAGTGCCAGACCATGCAAGAAGCGAGGACATGCCATGCCCTACTGGCTCGCGAACGAGCGGCGCAGACAAGAAACCAACGTCATCAAGCGCTTCTCGCCGCCCTATTGGACGGTCAATTTTCCGCGGCCGATGATGGCATCGGTCGTGACGACCGCTGACGGGCTGCGGGTCGATGTGACCTTCCATACATCGGGCGATCTGGCCGGTCTCATCTGGGAGTCGGAGGACCGCTGGGACCATCCTCTGCTGCGCTACGAGACACGGCGGGACTATGGTGGATGCCGCCTGCGCTTCCGTTGGCGCAGTGCGAGTGTCACAGCGCTCGATGCGATCAACGGCCCTGTCCTCACTGTCGAGGGTCGGGACGCGGAAGGCCTCTCGCGCACATGGCATGTGCGGCTTTGGAATTATGCTGTGGGCGAGCCGGACGATGCGCTTATCGCGCTCGATTTCGATGCTCTGGTCGGTGGCTTCCTTCTGCCCGACGAGGCAGATCCGGTTCACACGAAGGACATTGACCGCTTGTTCATTGCGCTCGTGCCCGAGGCCTATGACGGTGAAGGCAATGCGCTCCCCGGCGCTGTGGAAGGCTGGGTCGAACTGAGCGACCTGTCCTGTGACGGCTCCGGATCGGTCCTATCGATCGGCGATATCATGGTCCCCGAGAATGGCCTGTCGATCGCCACGGGTTATGACGATGCCTATAACCAGACGCCTGAGCGTCTGCTGCGCCAGGCTCTGGCCTTGGGTTATCGAGGGCCGATCAATCATTATGTCGGGATGAGCCACTATATGCGGCTGGAGCCGCTCGGTGGGGCGTTCCATGCAAGCCTGGCGGATGGTGCGCTGAACGGGCCGTGTGAGCGATGGCACGAGGATTTTGCGGCGCGATGCAAGGAACTCGGATTCGAACCGATCTTCTCGCTCTCCTATGAGCTGTTCGATGCGTATTGCCGGGACGACTGGAAGCAGCGTGCCTGGGACGGATCGCCGGCTTTGACGGGTTGGGTACCGCCATCGACCCTGCTGTCACCGGCCCACACGGGCGCGATGAACTATCTGCAAGAAGTTGCGCGCGCATTCGTGCGCATCACGCAGGAAGCCGGGCTTGCCGTAAAGTTCCAGATCGGGGAGCCCTGGTGGTGGATCATGCCGGACGGGCGGCCGTGCTTCTACGATGATGCGGCTCGGGCCGCATTTGGCGGAACGCCGCCGGAAATCGAGAGCGTGCGCGATGATCTCGATACTTTACAAATCGACTTGCTCGATGAGGCCGGCGCCTTGCTGGCCGCTTCTACCGCCGCGATCGCAGACGCCGTGCGCGACGAGAGTCCCGAGGCGGAACTGCTCCTGCTCGCCTATTTGCCTACCATCCTGGACTCCGCGGCGCCCGAGTTGCAGCGCGCCAATCTGCCGGTTGATTGGGCGTTGCCTGCTTTCGATCGCCTCCAGATCGAAGACTATGACTGGGTCACGGGCGGCCACGTCGCACGATCGAGGGCCGGCCGAGTAGCGATCGATCTGCGGCTCGGTTACCCACCCGATGAACAGCATTATCTGGCCGGCTTCGTGCCAGTGAGCTCTTCCGCAGGGGGAAGAGCGCTCGCCTGGGGGCGGATTGCGGAAGCGGCAGCAGCCGCGCGAACGCGGGGCCATGCCGCCGTCTTCATCTGGGCCTTGCCGCAGGTAGCGCGCGACGGCTTCACCTATTTCGACCTTGCGGGAGATGGCGACGTGCAGGCCTTCGACGATCTTTCCTTTCCGCTCGATATCGGCAGGCGCGCCCAGGTGGCGCCGGTCTTTTCGACCCGCGTGATCGAGAGCGTATCGGGCCACGAACAACGCAGCACGCAATGGGCGGACGCGCGGATGCACTACGATGCCGGTCCCGGCGTCCGATCCGAGGCGGACATTGCGGCGTTAGTCGCATTTTTCCGCGCACGGCGCGGCGCGGCGCGGGGTGTCCGGTTCCGCGACCCCTTCGACGATGGATCCGGCGCGTTCGGGACGGAACCGACGCCGCTCGATGAGGTGATCGGGACGGGCGACGGCGCGAGAACGAGCTTCCGATTGCAAAAGGCCTATGGGGTCGGCGAGGAACAGGTTCGCCTCATTACGAGGCCGGTTGAGGGATCCATCAGGGTAGCGGTCAATGGCCTCGAAGTAAGTTCCGGCTGGTCGCATTCCGGACGCGGCGCGATCGACTTCGATGCGGCGCCTGATGTGGATGCCGTAATCACCGCCGGTTTCCTGTTCGATGTGCCGGTGCGCTTTGCGGAAGACCGGCTGGAGATCGATCGTGAGACCTTCGCCGCCGGGATCGTGCCGTCCGTGCCTCTGGTGGAGATCCGGGAGTGACCGCCGCGTCCGAGATCTTGTCGCAGTCTCTGACGGCCTTCGCCTTCTGTTGGCGCCTTGAGCGGCGTGACGGCGTCACGATCGGCATCACGACCCATGACCGTGTCCTCGATATTTCCGGTCTGACCTATCATCCAGCCCCAAGTATCGCGCCGAGCGCGATCCTGCGGGGTGGGGATGGCGCGGAGGAAATCCTGGACGTGCGCGGAGCGCTGAGCTCCAACGCGATCAACGAGGCGGATCTTGATGCCGGCCGCTGGGACGGCGCGTTGACGCTTCTGCACCTGACCGAATGGACTGAGCCAGGCGCTCTTTGGCTGGAGCTGGCGCGCGGGGAACTGGGAAGCGTCAGTCGTGAGGGCGGGACCTATTCGGTGAGCTTGCGTAGCGGCGCAGGCGCGATTCTGGCTCAGCCAGTCGTTCCGATAACCAGCCCGACCTGCAGGGCGAGACTTGGCGACGCGGCCTGTCGCATTGACCTTCGCCGGCACCAGCGGATCGCTGCCATCATCGGCCAGGTCGATAGCACGGTTCAGTGCGGCGCGCTGGAGCCGGGTGTCTATCCATTCGGTCAATTGCGATGGCTTGGCGGCGCGAATGCCGGGCTGGCCCAGGCGATTGTCGATCAGGAGGGTGACAGCCTGTTTCTCGCCCAGGCGCCAGCCTTCGCGGCGATCGAAGGGACGCACGTGCTGTTGACCGAGGGGTGCGACAAGCGGCTGGCGAGCTGCGTTTCGCGAATGCCGAGAATTTCAGGGGCGAACCTCATCTGCCCGGCATGGACCTTCTCACCCGCTATCCCGGGAGTTGAACAATGACTCTAGGCGAACGGATCGCAGCGGAAGCGCTGGGGCTCGTCGGCGTGCCTTTCCGCTTGCATGGTCAGACTGAGAACAGCGGCCTCGACTGCGTGGGCCTTGCCGCACTCGCAATGCGGCGCGCCGGCGCAAGTCTCGGCGCGCTGCCGGTCTATCGCATTCGCGGCATGGGCTTGGCGCGCGTCGAAACGCTGTTGCGAGCGGCCGGGCTGAAGCCCGCCGCTGGCAATCATCCCGGCGATATCCTCGTCTGCGAGAGTGGAGCGATGCAACTCCATCTGATGATCGCCACGAACGAAGGCTGTGTGCATGCCCATGCCGGTCTGGGACGGGTCGTGCTGATGCCGGCACCGGGGCCTTGGCCGCTGCTTGGGCAATGGCGCGGGGTCGAGCACAGGGGCGAGGCGGGCTGATGGCGACTTTGATTCTGACGACGCTGGGCTCCGCGCTTGGCGGGCCGATCGGCGGCGCTCTGGGTGCGCTCGCGGGGCAGGCGATCGACAATCTGATCTTTCGCCCGGACGCGCGATCCGGCCCTCGATTGAGTGATTTGCAGGTCCAGACCTCTCGCTACGGCGCACGGATACCAAGCCTCGATGGCGCGTCGCGCGTCGCGGGTACGGTCATCTGGTCCACTGATCTGCAGGAAAGCAGATCGACGACGGGTGGCGGCAAAGGCCAGCCAGACGTTACGCGATTCAGCTACTCGGCCAGCTTCGCGGTCGCGCTGTCTTCGCGGCCGATCCAGGCCGTGGGCAGAATCTGGGCCGACGGCAATTTGCTGCGCGGCTCCGCAGGTGATTTCAAAACACCGGTGACGGCGTTTCGCCTGCACAAGGGGCTCGAAGGGCAGTCAGTCGATCCCTTGATCGCCGCCGACATGGGAGTGGGGCAAACTCCGGCCTATCGTGGCTGCGGCTACGCCGTTTTCGAGGGTTTGCAACTGGCGGATTTCGGAAACCGGATTCCATCGCTTACCTTCGAGATATTCGCTGACGACGGTCCGGCAGGCATCACGGCCATCGTCTCCGATCTGGCGGCGCAAGACATTCCTTTCGATGGTGACGAGGAGGAGCCCTCGGTCGTCGGTTTCGCTGCGGAAGGAAATACGCTGCGTGACGCCGTCGAGGACATGCTCGGGACATATCGGCTGCGATGGCGCGAACGGGACGGCGCCATTGCACTCGTTGCGGCGAAATCGTCGGATCGTGTTCTGGCGGCATCGGACGAAGTCCGATCTGCGGACGGCGAGGCACTCTCATCGAAATCGAAGCAGCGGGAAGCGGTGGAGTCTTTGCCACGCCAACTCGCGATCCGACATTATGACCCTGACAGGGATTTTCAGCTCGGCATTCAGACGGCGGAACGATCTGGCCCGGGCGAGCGAAGCGAAGAAATCGGCCTCCCGGTCGTCATCGGCGCGGCCGATGCCCGGCGGCTCGCGGATCGTAGCCTGCGAGCGGCAATGCGCGGACGCACGACGGTCCGCAGAGCCATGTCCTGGGCAGCGCTGGATCTTTCGATCGGCGATGTCGTGTCTATGGAAGATGAACCCGGGCGCTGGTTGGTCGAAGCTTGCGATTGGGAAGGACAAGCCGTTCGTCTGCAATTGCGTGCCGTCGAGGTGGGGACGCGGGCGGCGATTCCCGCGGGAACCTCCGGCGCACCGGTGTTGCAAGCGGACCTTGTGCAAGGCGCAACTATCCTGTCCATTGTCGAATTGCCGCCGACGGGCATCAGTCTGGTCGATGCACCCACCGTCTTCGCAGCCGCCACCGGCGACGATGCCGGCTGGCGCCGCGCGGCTCTGTTTCGCTATCGCGCCGATCTTGAGGCGGCAGAGCCGATCGGCAGAACTGCGGCGTCTGCGGTAACAGGCGTGGCAGCCACGGTCTTGCAGGATGGAAAGCCCTGGAGGATCGACAGGCGAAGCAGCGTCGAAGTGGTATTGCACGATGCGAGCGATGTTCTGTCGCAAGCTGACGATGCGGCGCTGCTTGATGGCGCCAATCTTTGCCAGATCGGCGATGAACTGCTGCAATTTGCAAATGTTGAGCTCGTGGGGCCGCGCCGCTACCGCCTCAGTCACTTCGTTCGCGGTCGGCAGGGTACGGAATGGGCCTGCGCGTCGCATCTTGGCGATGAGCCCTTCGTACTCATCGATCCTACGCACCTCACAGCTGTCGAGACGGACCGGTCTCAGATCGCCCAACTGCTTGAATTGCGAGCGATTGGAAGCGGCGACCTTGTGCCGGCGGAAGCTTCACGACTTATCGACGGCCGCGCAATGATGCCCGTCTCGCCAGTGCATGGGAAAGTCCTTGCGCTGCCAGGTGGAGACCTTTCGATCGGCTGGATCCGGCGAAGCCGATTGGGCTGGACGTGGGGAAATGGAGGCGATGTGCCGCTCGCGGAGGAGCGAGAGCTCTATCTCCTGAGAGCCGTGGCCGATGGGCTGATCCTTCGGGAATGGGAAGCGAACGGGCCGCTCGCCACCTACGCGGCGGCGGCCTTTGCCGAAGACCTGGCGGCAGCAGGATCGGCAAGCCTCCAAATAGAGGTCAGGCAGAAGGGAATGTGGGGTTTGAGCAAGCCGCTCGTCCTCGATCTCGTCTGAAGCAACCAGACACGAGAAAGTCAGGAGACATCATGATGGCGCAAACGGATCGTTTGGGCCTGCCGCTGCTCGCGGCGGGACAGGCCCAGAAGGAACTCACCCACAATGAGGCGCTGGGCCTGATCGACATGACCGTGCAACTCGTTGTCGAGAGTGCGGATCTCGATACGCCCCCCGATGCGCCGGAAACCGGTCGATGCTGGATCGTCGCGACGGGCCCTGGCGGCGTCTGGTCGGGCAGAGCGGGGCAGGTTGGCTGCTGGACTGCGAATGGCTGGCTTTTCGCACAGGCGAAACGTGGATGGTCGGCCTGGGTGGTGGATCGGCAACATTCGATGCGATTTGATGATCCGGATTGGGTGGATGAGCCCGCGCGCAACGACGGCTATTACGTAGAGGGTGATCGCGTCGTGGGCTTTCGGCAGCCCGCGATATCGGGCCCGTCGGGCGGGGCCGTGCAGGACGTCGAAGCCAGGACAATCCTCGATGCAATGCTGGCCGCGCTGCGGGCGCATGGACTGATCGATACATGA